GAGGAGTACATACGTGACCCACAGTTTGAGGTTATTGGTGTTGCAGTACAGGTAAACGATGGTGAGCCCGAGTGGTTCAGCGGGGATGCCCTCAGCACCTATGCTTTCTTGCAGAACTACGACTGGAGTAACTCACTTGCGTTAGCCCATAACGCCATGTTCGACGGGTTCATTCTGTCTCATCACTTTGGTATCAAGCCCAAGGGGTGGCTGGACACATTGAGCATGGGCCGTGCGTTACATGGAACGGAGGTAGGGGGCAGCTTGGCTGTGCTTTCATCCCACTATGGCCTCGGCGTTAAGGGTACGGAGGTAGTCAATGCCTTGGGGTTACGCCGCGAGGAGTTCCCCGCCGAGCAGCTTGCACGGTATGGTGATTACTGCAAGAACGATGTGACCCTGACGTGGAAGCTGTTCAATGCCATGAGCGGGGAGTTCCCGTCGACTGAGTTGCGACTCATTGACCTGACCATCAAGATGTTCACCGAGCCGGTGTTGCAGTTGGATGCGGTTTCGTTGGGTAGCTACTTGAAGGAGGTGAAGGAGAGGAAAGCCTTTCTGCTGGGTGCGTACAACAAAGACACCCTAATGAGCAACCCGAAGTTTGCCGAGTTGCTGCGGGAAAATGGTGTAGTCCCGCCGATGAAGAAGAGCCCCACCACGGGCAAGCAGACGTATGCGTTCTCCAAGACTGACGAGGAGTTCAAGGCGTTGCTTGAGCACCCAAACAATTTCGTACAAACACTTGTGGCTGCGCGGTTAGGTACAAAGTCCACTATCGAGGAGACCCGCACCGAGCGGTTCATTGGGATTGCCCATCGGGGGGCGTTGCCTGTACCCCTGCGCTACTACGCAGCGCACACGGGGCGTTGGGGCGGCGATGACAAGGTGAACCTACAGAACCTACCGCGCAAGTCGCCATTGAAGTACGCCATCATTCCCCCTGAAGGCTACGTGATACTGGACTCAGACTCTTCACAGATTGAGGCGCGGACGTTGGCATGGCTGGCTGGGCAGAACGACCTAGTGCAAGCGTTTGAGAATGGCGAGGACGTGTACAAAATAATGGCCTCGGCCATCTACGTCAAGCCTGAAGCCGAGATTACCAAAGACGAGCGGTTCGTGGGTAAGACCACCATCCTTGGTGCGGGGTACGGCATGGGCGCAGCTAAGTTCCAAGCCCAACTCAAGACCTTCGGCGTTGAAGTAACCCTAGACGAAGCCAAGCGCATCATCGACACGTACCGCACAACATACCCGCAGATTGTGGCGTTGTGGGGGGCAGCAGGTACTGCGCTCAAGGCAATACTACAGAAGCAGCAAACGTCCCTTGGACGCGGAGGTCTCTTATCCGTTCAGGGTGCAGAGGGCATCATCCTGCCGAATGGCTTGCGCTTGAAGTACCCCAACCTGCGTCTTTCCATAGACGCTGAGAGCTACAAGACCGAAATCGTCTACGACACCAAGAAGGGCAAGGCCACTATCCCCAACCGAATCTACGGCGGCAAGGTCATCGAGAACGTGTGCCAAGCCCTAGCCCGTATCATCATCGGGGAACAGATGCTGATGATTGCCAAGAAGTACCGTGTGGTGATGACCGTCCATGACGCCATTGCCATCATCGTGCCCGAAGCCGAGGCTGAAGTTGCTAAAGAGTACGTTGAACTATGTATGCGCCTACGTCCCCAGTGGGCGCTTGAATTACCTTTGAACTGTGAGGCTGGATATGGAGCAAGCTATGGAGATTGTTGATTACGCGAAACCCTGCATGGATGCAGAGAAGGCATTGAAGGACGCACATAACGCTGTGCTGGAGAACAACTTTGATGAGGCCATGACCAAGACTATGGATGCGCTAGTAAGTGTGCGGTTGATGCAGGGCGCACTGCGCCACATGAAGGAACAGAATGGCTAATCAACAGCAGTTACGCAATCTTTTACGGGCGCATCCCGAAGGGTTAACTGCAAGGCAAATAGCCGAAACAACTAACGACGACGTTAACAACACCACTGCCCGGCTAAAGAAAATGATTGATACATACATCATGGGGTGGACTAAAGGAAGGCCACGCGCTTTATGGGCTGTGGTTGTTACGCCCGAAGATTGCCCCCGCCCGCCGAAACAAGAAGCTACTTTACAACTATACAAAAAATGAAACCCATAGTCTGGTCATTCAGCAGCCTAAAGACGTTCCAGCAATGTCCGAGGAAGTACTACCACACCAAGATAGCCAAGGACGTTGTTGAGCCCGACACGCAAGCTACGCTGTATGGCAAGACCGCCCACACAGTGGCCGAGGAATACATCCGCGATGATGTGCCAGTTCCCCCTGCTTTTGATTACATGAAACCCACGTTAGACGTGCTGAAAAGCATTGAAGGAGAAAAGTTATGCGAGGTGAAGTTGGGGCTGACCAAAGACCTAGAAGCATGCGATTTCAGTGCACCGAATGTATGGTGGCATGGGATAGCCGACTTGGTCATCATCAATCGGGAGAAGGGGATAGCCTATTCTTTGGACTACAAGACAAGCAAGAGTGCGAGGTATGCGGATGTGAAGCAACTGGACATCGTAGCCTGTGGCCTGTTTGCCAAGTTCCCGGAGGTGCAGAAGGTGAAGTCCGGCCTTGTCTTCGTGGTGAGCAAGGAGTTTGTACGGGCTGTGCACCATAGAGAAATGCGGGACAAGTACCTAGAGAAGCCAGCACAAGACGTTGCCCGTATCGAGGCAGCGGTAAAGAACGGGGTGTGGAACCCCATCAGCGGCCCGCTGTGCAAGTTCTGCGCAGTGAAGTCATGTGAGTACAACAGGAGCTAAACAATGAACGCAATGACCAACCAAGAAACCGACACCGCTCTCATCCTTGAGAACGAACTACAACGCCGAGTGAAAGAAGTCCTTGGCGGTGTGGTGCACGAAGTGGTAAACCAAGCAATGCAGAAGCGGTTTGCCCAGCATAAAGAAACCATGATGATGGAGGTTGCTCTGTCAATCGGTAAGATGATTAGGGTAATGGAACAAGAAGGCCGCAAGCCCCTTTGGGACGCAACCCCCGAGGAGTTTGGCCTGACCAAAGAAGACATCAACACCCACAACATAGGAAACCCAAATGCCATACGTAAACAAACCTAGACCCTACAAAAAGGAATACCAGCAACAGCTTGACCGAGGCGAAGAGAAGCCCCGCCTTGAACGCCAACGTGCCCGCACCGAGATGGACAAGAAAGGTGTTGACCGAGCCGGTAAGGACATCGACCACGCAGTCCCACTATCCAAGGGGGGCACAAACGCTGCGGGTAACCTGAAGCTAAAAAGCCCAAGTGCCAACCGCTCTTTCTCCCGCAACTCAGACCACACGGTCAAAGTCAATAAGCCCAAAAAATGAACCTATCAGAGTATGAGTGGCCCCGTCCACACGGGTTCACCCCGTTCGCGCATCAGAAGTTAACAGCCGAGTTCCTATTAGCAAACCCCAAAGCTTTTTGCTTCAACGAGCAGGGTACAGGTAAGACAGCATCAGTGATTTGGGCCGTGGACTATCTCATGCAGATAGGGCTGGTGAAACGAGTGTTAGTGGTGTGCCCCCTGTCCATCATGAAGTCAGCGTGGCAGGGTGACCTATTTAAGTTTGCGTTGCATCGCACCGTTGCAATAGCTTATGGCAGCGCAGATAGGCGCAAAGAAATCATCAGGGGCAATGCGGAGTTCGTCATCATCAACTTCGATGGGGTCGGCATCGTCAAGAAGGAAATCCTTGAAGGCGGCTTTGACCTTATTGTGGTGGACGAGGCATCCGCATACAAGAACGCACAGACGACACGCTGGAAAATCATGCGTGACCTGAACAAAGCCATTAAGGGCCTGTGGATGCTGACGGGTACACCCGCTGCGCAATCTCCTGTGGATGCTTACGGACTAGCTAAGTTGGTCAACCCCAAGGCTGTGTCGCCGTTCTTTGGGCAGTTCAAGGACACGGTGATGACCAAGGTGAGCATGTACCGCTGGGTTCCTAAGCCCAACGCCAAAGACATCGTGCACAAGATTCTTCAGCCAGCTATCCGGTTCGAGAAGAAGCAGTGCCTTGACCTACCTCCGGTTGTTTTTGCCGAGCGGGATGTGCGGATGTCGCCGCAACAGCTTAAGTACTACAACACCCTGAAGAAGCAGATGCTTATCGAAGCCGACGGGGAAGAAGTGAGCGCGGTCAACGCTGCGGTACAGATAAGCAAGCTACTGCAAATTGCCGGTGGTGCGGTGTATACCGACAAGGGCGAAGTCATCGAGTTTGATGTAAGCAGTCGGCTGAACGTGGTGCAGGAAGTCATCGAAGAGTCGAGCCACAAGGTGCTGGTGTTCGTGCCCTTTACTCACACCATAGAACTGCTGGAGAAGCACCTAACCAAGAACGGCATAACGTGTGAAGTCATCAACGGAAGCGTCAGTGTCAACAACCGCTCCGACATCGTTAAGCGGTTCCAAGAACAACCCGCAACCAAGGTGTTGCTCATTCAACCACAAGCCGCATCTCACGGGTTAACCCTGACTGCGGCAAACACAATCGTCTGGTACGCTCCCTGTACAAGCGTGGAAACCTACCTACAAGCTAACGCACGTATTGACCGTCCCGGTCAGGTCAACAACATGACCGTAGTGCACGTCACGGGCAGTCCGATTGAGGCCAAGATGTACCGCATGCTGCAAGGCAACATCGAAAACCACAGCAAAATCATAGACTTATACCGCCAAGAAATTTCTACAGAAACACGTTGACAATGTCAAAAGTTATGGTATAGTTCTTTTCGTGGGGGTTGGTTTCGGCTTGTTGCTGTGATAGACGGAGCCGCTAGAAAAAGCCAGCCCCCACACCTTAACTAACCATAGGAGTAAACAATGAAACGCACTATTGCAATCATCGCCGCCGCTTGCGCACTCGTCGCTTGTGGTAGCAAAGAAGTTAGCTTTGCCTCGTTGGAGGAAGCCAAGGGCACAGCGCGTGAGAACGCAATGTGGAACGCGCAACGCTATCGGCAGGAGAACATCCTGTACAAGGGCTGGGACATCATTGGCCGGGGTGACTCGACTCAGGACAACGCATGCCCCCAAGGTGATGGCTGGGCCACGCTGGAGTTTGTGAACCCTGAGAAGACCAAGCTCGTCAAGGTCAAGTGTTCTACTGTGTCGGGCAACACTGGCTGCTTAGAGGATGGCGACTTTAAGACCAAGCCGTTTGCGTCCGAGGACGGTCACTGCCAGCCCATCAACAAGGTTCCCTACCCACTGCCCAAGGTGGCGAAATGATGGTACTGGACATTCTCATTGGCTTGGGCATGTTGGTGTTTGGCGCAGTGTGCTGGACAGCGGGTGTTACCTACGGTCGCCTGACCATCCGTAAATAATTTTCTACAGGAGTAAACAATGGACGAAGCAGTTCAGGGGGAATCAGCCCCCGTTGACATGGACAAGCTAGCTGCCGTGTACATCAAAATACGCGACAAGCGGGCTACGGCCAAGAGAGAGTTTGACGAGAAAGACAAAGGGCTCGAAGAGCAGATGCAGTTGATCGCAGATGAGATGCTTGAAGCATGCAAGCGCATCGGAGCCGACAGCATCAAAACCCCACACGGCACAATCATGCGTTCAGTTAAGTCACGGTACTGGACAAACGATTGGGATTCTATGTACACGTTCATCGAAGAACAGGGTGCATTTGGCCTACTGGAGAAACGACTTCATCAGACAAACATGAAGGACTTCCTTGCAGAGAATCCCGACTTGTATCCCGTTGGTCTCAACGTGGAGAATTCTTACACCGTGGTAGTTAGACGTTCAAAGGAAAACTGAAATGAATAATGAGTGGTTAAACGCAGACCAAACTCTGCGTATTCAAGCAATGCAACTAGCAATCCAGCTTTGTCTGTCGGTTGGGGCTGATTTAGTATCGACCGCAGGGGTAATTTATGAATTTATAAAAGGAGAAGTAAATGAGTAATATCGCTCTGCTCAACCAAGACCTCCCCGACTTCCTGCAAACCGCTGGGGTCAGTGAGCTTACAAAGCAACTTGCTGGTCGTACCGGCGTCAAGCGCATCGTGCCTAAAAATGGCATCTTCCGCAAAGTAGTCGGCGGCGAAGAGATGGGTAAAGTCAAGGGTGACCTCAACATCATCGTGGTCAACGCATCACCCAAAGTCGGGCGTATCTTCTACGTCAAGCAATGGAGTCCTGATGCCGAGCCGACCGCACCTGACTGCTTCTCCAATGATGGCACTGCGCCTGATGCTGGTTCGGCGAATCCCCAAGCTGACCGCTGCGATAGCTGCCAGCAGAACATCAAGGGTTCGGGCATGGGCAACTCCAAGGCATGCCGCTACTCGCGCCGCATTGCTGTGACGCTGGAAGAGGACTTTGGTACTTCGCTTGAGGGCGAGGTCTATCAGATGAACTTGGCTTCCAAGTCGCTGTTCGGTGATAGCGTCGGTGACAACACCCATCCGTTTGAAAGCTATACCAAGTACCTTGCTAACAACGGCAAAAGCTTGGACTACGTGGTTACACAGATGAGCTTCAACGAGGACAACGACAACCAGTCGGTGTTGTTTACTCCTGTGCGGTTCATCAACAAGCATGAGCATGGTGTTACGAGCAAATTGGCAGCAGACCCTGTGGTGCAGAAGATGGTCACCATGACCCCGTATCAAGCCGACGCATCAGCCCGTGCACCCCGACTGGAAGCGCCAGTACGTGTAGCTGAGCCACCGAAAGCCCAAGCCCCGGCTGAGGATGAACCGCCCTTTGAGGAACCAAAGAAGCGCGAGTCCAAGAAAGCAGCCGAGCCGGTTGCCGCAGTCAAAAAGTCCTTGGATTCTGTAGTGGCAGCTTGGACTGACGAGGAATAAAGCATGAGTTATGGTTACAGCCAAAGATTAGTGGACGCCAACAAAGGGGCCGACGCTAAATCTTTGGGCGTAACCTTGGGTCGCCTATGTATCAAGCATGGGGTGCCTGTTAGTGAGGTAGCGAGATACCTGAACGTAAGTCGGATGACGGTTTACAACTGGTTTTGGGGAGTAACTACCCCCACCGCTTCCATGAACAACAGCCTCTTTAGTTACATAGAAAAGCTCAAGAAGCGCAAATAGTACATGTCCAACTTCGACTTGCTGGATGCGGTTCTTCCCGTAGGGGGAAGGTACTGCGTGTTAGGGATTGGTAGGTACGTAGACCAGCAATTTGCAGACACACGAGAAGAGGTTGACAAGCTAGTTGAGAAGTTTGTAGAGCGCAAAGTTGATGTGTATTTTGGGTGCGCCAAGTACGGCCCCCTGAACAACCGCACACACGAGAACGCCACTTACTTCCGCGCACTGTGGATGGATATTGACTGCGGCCCCACGAAGGCCGAGCCCGATGAAAAGGGCAGGGTCAAGGGTTACATCGACCAGCAAACTGGGCTTGTTGAGTTTCAGAAGTTCTGCAAGGTTGTCGGCCTACCAAGGCCAATCCTAGTGAGTTCCGGTTACGGGATTCATGCCTACTGGCTGCTTGAAGAAACGGTATCCCGCGCAGAGTGGGAGCCGCTATCGGGTCGGCTACGTGAGTTGTGTGTAGAGAAGGGTCTCAT